GCAGTTACCCTAGGTAATACTGCTACTACACACGTAGTTTGCACTGACGCTAAGATGGTGCTTATTGAAACAAGTCATGCTTTAGACATTGGGTTTGCAGCAGCGGAGGCTGATATTACTGATAATGATATTATGCTTCCTGCTGGTGTACATACTCTTGTAGTACCTAAAGCAATAGGCAATGCTACTATTCTAAACTATAGACGGGGTAGTGGTTCAAGTACACTAGTACGTGTAGTCTTATCATAATTCTAACTTCCTTGCCGTGTACTTTGTGCATGGCGGGGTTGCATTAATAACTGTATAAATTTTAACTTGAACATGGTATAACTATCCTTGTAGTAAAGCATAAGGAGAATATACTATGTTCAAGAATATTATTAAGGCAATTCAACAGGCGCAAATGCGTAGAGTACAGTACTGGCAACTTGTAAATATGTCAGACGCAGGACTACGGGATGTAGGAATAACACGTGGTGAAATCAAAAAAGTCTTCGACAAGCACAGTTAATGCGGCGGGTAATTATACTCAGCCTACTAAGCGTAAGCGTATTTTTGCTGCAGTTAAAGCTGGATCAAAAGGTGGTCGGCCCGGTCAGTGGTCGGCCCGTAAAGCACAACTTGTCGCTTCTCGTTATAAAAAAGCAGGTGGAGGTTATACATCATGAAGGGCGTAAAGCACTATAAGAAAGATGGCACAGAACATAAAGGCGGCACTCACAAGATGCCTGATGGTTCTTTGCATACTGGTAAGGCACACAGTAAAACAAGTGTAAAATTATCACACTATAAAGACCTAAGTAAAAAAGCAAAGGCAAAAGTTGATGGCACTAAAAAAGTCACAAAAAAGTCTTAATAAGTGGACTAAGCAAGATTGGAAAACTAAAAGTGGTAAGCCCTCTACACAGGGGTCTAAGGCTACTGGTGAAAGATACCTTCCTGCTAAAGCTATTAAGTCTCTTACTAGTGCTGAGTATTCTGCTTCAACAAGTGCCAAACGAAGAGGCACGGCGCAGGGCAAGCAGCACGTGGCTCAACCTAAAAAGGTTGCAGCAAAAGTAAAGAAATATAGGGGGAAGTAAATGCCAGAGATTATTATGGAGCGTATACTAAAGTGGCAGCTAATGCCACGTATTATGATGCTTGCAGTAACTGTATTAACCTATCAAGCAGTTCACTGGTTTATGACATTGCCTGACCCATCTATTCAACAATCGGGACTAGTATCAATTTGTATGGGCGCACTTACAGGTTGTTTTGCCGTGTGGCTAGGCAATGAGAAACACAAATGATTGGTCAACTTATAGGTAGCCTCACAGGACTAGCTACTAGTATCATTGATGGCAAGACACAGATCAAACTAACTGAGGCTGAGATTAAAAAGAAACAGCTTACTGGTGAGATTGATTGGGACTTGGAAGCTATGAGAGCTACTGAGAACTCATGGAAGGACGAATGGATTACTTTACTATTTAGTATTCCTCTTATACTTGCATTCTGTGGTGAGTGGGGTAATGCTATAGTTGCACAGGGCTTTGCATCACTAGAAATAATGCCTCAGTGGTATCAGATTGCATTAGGTGGTATTGTAAGTGCCAGCATAGGAATGCGTTCAGTGAGTAAGTTCTTTGGAAAAAAATAATGTAGTAAAGATGCCGCAGTTAAGTGAGACTGATAGGCAATTTACTAACTTAGAGAAACAACAGGAACAAATACGAGAGCAAGCAAGGCTCATAGCGGAGAAAAAGAATGTCGTTTAAACTATCATCACGTAGCACAGGAAGACTCGGTGGCATTGAGCCTGATTTAATAGAAGTAGTAAAAGCTGCTATTGAAATTACTAAGGTAGACTTTGGTGTTACATGCGGTATGCGTACTGTACAGGAGCAGGAAGCCTTGGTAGCTAGTGGTGCTTCACAAACTATGAAGAGTAAGCACCTAGAGGGCCGTGCAGTTGATCTGGTGGCCTACATTGGCCCTAACGTAACTTGGGCTTTAAATAAGTACGACGAACTAGCTGACGCTATGGCTGCTGCTGCCAAACAAAAGGGTATAGCTCTCAAGTGGGGAGCCGCTTGGACAGTAGGTAATATTGCTGATTGGGATGGCTCAATGGAAGACGCTATGAATGCATATGTTGATGTACGTAGATCACAGGGTCGTAGGCCATTTATTGATGCACCACATTTTGAAATGATGTAGGTATGTACACGTTTGTCCTGATGGTATATCTAGGTGTAACTAGAGAATTAATAGAGGACATAATGATATTTACAAACATTGATCACTGCAACTACTACGCTAAAGAAATTATTAAGAGATACAGTACACATGCTCTTACATCAGAAGATAAGGTGGTGGCGTACTGCTTACCTAAATATAAGGAACTAAAATAATGGCTAAACTTACAACTAAAAAAACTAAAGGTGGCGCACAGCAGTACACACGTGGCGGCGGTGAAGGAGAAAAGTCTAAAGTTCGTATTGCATTAAATATATCTCAAAGTGATGATTCACCAAGTGCAACGACAGCTAAGAATAAAGAAATTAAAGCTGCTCAAATGGACCCAGATTTAAAAAAAGAATTTATAAAAAAGTATGGCGTTACACCTAATAAAGCAGAAGCTATGATGAGTGCTGCTTTTGCAGGTGCAAGTGATATTAGCTCAAGAAGATTAGAAGATTTCTATCAAGATAGAGTAGAGAAAGAACCAAAAATTAAAAATAAATTAGATAATAAAAAAACAACACGATCTATGGCAGACAGGCCAAGAAAAGGTAGTGATGAACCTATTACAAAAAGAAAAAAAGGTGGTCTTATTAGGACAGGTGCAAAAGACTATCGTAAGGGTGGGATGTTTTATTAATGGCACGTAACCTCACAGATAAACAACAAGCATTTCTTAATGTACTGTTTGACGGTGCAGGTGGTGACGTAATACTTGCTAAGAAACTAGCAGGGTATTCAGAAACCTACAGCACTACTGATGTAGTTAAAAGCATGAAGGAAGAAATACTTGACGCAACTCAAAATTATATGGCAAGGAATGCACCAAAAGCTGCAATGGCTATTGTCGGTGGTCTTTATGACCCCACAGAACTGGGCCTTAGAGATAAAGTTGCGGCTGCAAAGGAACTACTGGACCGTACTGGATTGGTTAAAACAGAAAAGCTCCAAGTAGAAGCAAAGGGTGGTGTCATGTTGATGCCAGCTAAGAATAAAGAAATGTGTTCTTGTGGAGAAAGCACAGACAACTGCATGTGTGATGACTAGACCTTTAGGCAAATGGAAACTTCCTCAACCCACTGACGTACAAATAGACAATGAGTGGGTTGACATTCCTAAAATATCACGTACAATACCTTTTGGGTATATAGTTGATCCTGATGATATAAACATATTAAAACCTATACCTGACGAACTCAATAAGTTGGTACTAGCTAAAAAGTACTTAAAGCAATACTCATACAGAGAAGTTGCTAATTGGTTAAGCGCACATACAGGTAGAAGTATATCTCATGTAGGGTTAATGAAACGGGTAAAGAATGAAAGAAGTAGAAAACAACAAGCTACAAGCCTACGCAGATGGGCAGAATATGCAAAAGCGGCGCTCTCCAAAGCGGAAGCCATCGAAAACAAAAGGCTCGACTGCAAAAAAGATAGTGAAGAATCAAATACCGCAGTCTAATATAATTGAACAAGAGTATATTAAAGAGGTTGAAGAAAATCACAACATTATCTTTAAGCCTAATGAAGGACCACAAACAAACTTTCTTGCATCAGGAGAAAGAGAAGTCCTGTACGGAGGCAGTGCTGGTGGTGGTAAGTCTTACGCTATGCTTGCTGATCCTTTGCGGTATATGGGTAATTCCAACTTTAGTGGCCTACTACTGCGTCACACAACAGAAGAACTAAGAGAACTTATTAGTAAATCACAAGAGATGTATCCTAAGATTTGGCCGGGAATTAAATGGTCAGAGCGTAAGATGCAGTGGACTGCACCATCAGGTGCTACTCTTTGGATGAGTTATTTAGATAAGGATCAGGATGTTACTAAGTATCAAGGATTGGCATTTAGTTGGATTGGTTTTGACGAACTTACCCAATGGGCTACACCTTTTGCTTGGAATTATATGAGATCACGTTTACGTACAGCAGACCCTGAGTTACCTCTTTCAATGAGGGCAACCACAAACCCCGGCGGCAGAGGCCATCACTGGGTAAAGAAAATGTTTATTGATCCTGCACCTGCAGGTAAGCCTTTTATAGCTACAGACATTGATACAGGTGAGCAACTAAAGTACCCTTCAGGACATGCTAGAGCAGGTAGACCATTGTTTAAACGTAGGTTTATACCTGCAAGACTAAAAGATAACCCGTACCTATCTCAACAGGGTGACTATGAAGCAATGCTTTTGTCACTGCCAGAGCAACAACGTAGACAATTACTAGATGGTGATTGGGACATTAAAGAAGGCGCAGCCTTTACAGAGTTTGACAGAAACCTACATGTCATTGATCCTTTTGAAATTCCTAATAACTGGGTTAAGTTTAGAGCTTGCGATTACGGTTACGGAAGTTACACAGGAGTCCTATGGTTTGCAGTTAGTCCTGATGAGCAGTTGGTAGTGTACAGAGAATTGTATGTATCTAAAGTTCTTGCGGTAGACTTAGCTGACATGGTACTTGAATTAGAGGCTGGTGATGGTAACATGCGTTATGGTGTACTTGACTCTTCCTTGTGGCATAAGCGTGGTGACACTGGCCCTAGCCTAGCAGAGCAGATGATTATGAGAGGTTGTCGCTGGCGTCCATCAGATAGAAGCAAAGGCTCACGTGTGGCAGGTAAGAACGAAATACACAGACGCCTACAGGTAGATGAGTTTACTGAAGAATCTAGGATGGTGTTCTTTAATACCTGTACTGAAACTATCTCACAACTACCTGCTATTCCTTTGGATAAAAAGAATCCAGAAGATGTAGACACACATGCGGAAGATCACTTGTATGATGCATTACGTTATGGTATAATGTCTCGACCACGCTTTAGTGTATGGGACTTTGACAGTAGGGGTGTACCAGCTAACAGTATGCCTATGGCAGACTCAACTTTTGGATATTAAGGAAATATAAATGGAAGAAGAAAATACATTCATTGAAGACGAATCAATTGTACTAGAGGACAGTGAGCAATCTTCAATAGACGATTATCAAACCAATAATATTATTCCTTACATTGAGGGGCGTTTTAAACGTGCAGAAGAGTACCGCAATCAAGACGAACAGCGTTGGCTTTCTGCATACAGAAACTACCGTGGTATCTATGGCCCTGATGTGCAATTTACTGAAGCTGAAAAGTCAAGGGTATTTATTAAAGTAACTAAAACTAAAACCCTTGCAGCCTATCAGCAACTTGAGTCTATCATGTTTGCTAATAATAAATTCCCACTTACTGTTGATCCTACTGAACTACCTGAAGGGGTAGTGTCTGATGTAAACTTTGATCCTAAAGAACCTGATCAGATTAAAGAGTCAGAAGTAGATGAGCAAGTAAGTCCCTATGGCTTTAAGGGTGACGGTAAAGAACTTGCTAAAGGTGCAACAAGTAAAACACTTGGTGAAATGCTTGGCCCACTTACTGATAAGTTAAAAGATATTAGTGGCCTACGTAATGGCACAGGCATGACCCCAACCGCTATTACATTTAGTCCAGCTATGGTAGCTGCAAAGAAGATGCAGAAGAAAATACAAGACCAACTAGAAGAGTCTAATGCAAGTAAGCACCTACGTAATACTGCATTTGAAATGGCTTTGTTTGGCACTGGTGTTATGAAGGGTCCATTTGCTGTAGACAAAGAG